TGAAGGATTCAGAGCGAAGACGATTGCTCAGACGGAAGTCATTGGAGCAGTTAATTCGGGGCAACTGAAAGCATATAACGAAGCGGGCATAACAGAAAAGAAATGGCTTACGGCGAGAGACGAAAATGTTCGGGATTCTCACCAGATAGATGGTCAGATTGTTAAGTCGGGCGACGTATTTAATTTGGCAAGTGGTGCGGTTCTGCTTTATCCGGGTGATAGAAGTACGGGAGCAGATGCGGGCGAGGTTATTAATTGCCGTTGTACCGTATTACCTGTAACGAAAAAGGAGTCATAACATGAAGAAAGTATTTTTAATTTTAACAGTAGTTGCCTTATGCTTAGCATTTGCACAACCATCATTCGCTAAAGGAACCGAAAAAACAGAAGAAGCTGGCTCGTGGATTTTCATGACGGCACCTGTTTGGGTCGGTATTATTTCAACGGCTACGGAAGTTATCGGAGCACCAGAAATTGTCTTTGCTGTTGCGATTGCCTATGGAGCGTATAAAACTCATATCGGTGATTGGGGAAAAGATGGAACAGAAGCAATCAAAGAGTGTGCGGGAACACATACCAATGGAAATTGTTACCACATGGAATTAAACAAAGCCGAGTTGTTAGGCGGTAATGTGGGACATAACTAAAGATGGGTTCATTCTATCGAGGGGGAAATGATGAAGCAGTTAAATAAAGTATTCAGTACGCAAATTAAAGCACTTGACGAGAAGGAACAAACTCTCACAGCTTTAATAAGCACAAATGCCGTTGATAGGATGGACGAAGTTCTCGACCCAAAAGGGGTTGAACTTAAGCATTTTAAAAACAATCCTGTCGTATTATGGGCTCATGATTATGAAAAACAACCCATAGGAAAAGCCTTATGGACGAAGCGTTCGGGTGAAGGAATTATGAGCAAGATTAAGTTTGCTCCGACAGCTTTAGGAAAAGAAACATTTGAATTATATAAAGAGGGATTTCTTAATGCTTTTTCTGTCGGGTTCATTCCTAAAGCCCATGAAGACAAAGAGATAGAGGGTCAGTCACGGCCGAGAAGAACTTTCACGAAGTGGGAGTTATTAGAATTCTCTGCGGTACCAGTTCCAGCGAACCCAGAAGCATTGGCTTTGGCTATGCAGAAAGGGATGATTAAGTCACCAGAATTAATAAAAGCAATGGAGAAGCCTTATGACGTTGACGAGCCAAACATTAAAACCATTGATAAAGAACCGAGCGGTTCCGAGTCAGAAAATAAAAAAGAAATCAAAATCGAAGAAGAAGACGTAACGGGTCTCGAAGATTTGATTGCGGACAATGAAATTCTAACAAAAAATCTTGCGGAAGTCCGTAAGGAATTGAAAGAATATAAGTATAAATATTATTCAGCAGTAAAACAAAATCAGAAGATTGTTTCGGAGATTTCAGAGAAGAACTTAGCTGAAAAAACAGCTGAGGTCATTATCGGAGAAATCAGAAAACTATCTGGCAAATTAGATTAGGGAGACATCCAATGAGTAAGTTAACAAAAGAAGAGTTCGATAATCTTGACGAGAAGCAACAAGAAATTATGCTTCAAAAGATTGGCGAAGTTCAAGAACAGATGCAAAAAGGTGCGGAAGAAGATGCAAAGCTTCCTCAACTAGACATGAAAGAGTTTGAAGGAAAAGTTAAGAGTATCATTGAAGACCAAATGAAGGGCATGACACCTGTTGATAAGAAATACTTTATGATGCCGGGAATTGGGACAAAAGATGCTGATGACATCACCCCAGAAGCTAAGTTTGCTAAGACGAAGCGGTTCTTAGGTGCTTTAGTTGGTAAAGACACTCAAGTTTTAAATCAAATGCATCAAGAAGTTGTTGCTAAAGCTAATCTCTCAGAAGGGACTGGCTCTGCTGGTGGGTTTTTAGTTCCAGAAGAGTTCAAAGCGGAAATCCTTCGTTTAGTTCCTCTTTATGGTGTTATTCGTGCTAATTCACGATACATTCCAATGATTAGTGACACGACTCACATTCCGAGAAGTGTTAGCGATACAACTGCTAAGTGGGTATCAGAAGCTGGAACGATTGCTTCAACAGATGCGGTACTTGGTCAAGTGACATTAACAATCAACAAGCTTGCTTCTATCACTAGCATGACGAGTGAACTTTTAGCAGATGCGAATATTCCAATTATTTCTTATTTATCAGAAACGATTGCGGAACAGTTCGGTCAAGCAGAAGATGAACAAGGTTTTAATGGAACAGGTTCTCCTTTCACAGGAGTTTTAAATAATACAGGTTCACCTCAGACACAACAAGGATTAGGGACAACAGTTGGTTCGTTGGCTTATGGTGACCTTGTTAATATGACGGGTTCAATTTATGCAAATGCGAAAGCTGGAGCTAAATTCTACATGAATCGAAGCGTTGCTACTCATATCCGTAGCTTAATCTCAACTACTGGTCAACCTATCTTTGGCTTCACAGCTAATCAATTAGGCGACTATGCAATGGTTGATACAGAAGTCATGCCTGGTGCGGGTGATGTTTCTGGTACGTTTTATAATTATGTCGTTTATGGTGACCTTAGAAAAGGGCATTTATTCGGCGAGCGTGGTTCAATCACGATGGCATTAAGTTCCGAGGGTACAGTTGGAGCGAACAACCTATTCGAAAAAGACATGTCTGCTCTTCGAGTTATCGAACGAGTATGTATGGGGGTTGCGTTGCAGTCGGCTTACACTCAGTTAAGAACATAGTCCTCTTGGTCGAGGCTTGGGGGGTGGGTTCGCCTACCCCCCTCTAAAAAGGAGAATGGAAATGTCGACAGAACAACAAAGAGCCCAAGATGCTTGCTTAATCGTTAATGATGTTCTTGATTTTCAAGCGGGAAAGAAAAAGATTGATGAAGTATTTCAATTTGCGGGAAGTTCGCTTCATGCAAGCAAAGATTTGATTGAAAAAACAAAATTAAGACTTCAAGGTAATAAAGCTAAAAAATAGGGGTCAAACATGGCTTTAATTAGTACAGGCGATATTCGTACATGGATGGGAATAGAAGAGGGTGATAAAAAGCCAAACCCAAAGTTTGAAGCTATTATCCCCGCAGTACAAGGATTTTGCGATAGTTATTTAAATCGTAGGCTTGAAGCGGAAACGTATTTTCAAGACCAACGATTCAGCTATTTAGATGGGAATAATGAAAGAACAATATTCTTACCTCAATACCCCGTTAGTTATGTGTCCAGCGTTCATGTTGATACAGATAGGGTGTTTGACGATTCAACGAAGATTGCGGAAGCTGATTTCTATTTCTACCCTTCTGGAAAGTTAATCACAGAGGGGAGTCACTTTGTCCAAGCTAGAAGAAATGTTCTCGTTCATTATACAGCGGGATATGCTCCGATAGTTGGGGGAAGTCATAACTCTGCGGTCTCAACATATCCGATTCCTGCAGACCTCAAGCAAGTCATGGTTGAAATGTGCGTCGATTCAATAAAAGAGGGCATGACAGCCCTTCACAGCGTAGTTGGTGATAAATCGGCTCCTACATCGATGATTGATAAGAACGGCTTCTGGCGAGAAACCTTGTTAAAGTACAGGGCTTACAGCGGGAACATGGGGGGCATTGACCAATGAACGCTGACATAAGTCTCAATAAGGGAGATTTAAGCAAGTTATTCAAGAAATTGACTGCTACAAGTAAGCGAGAAGTGCTTATTAAGACGTTAAATTTCATGGGAATACATTTGGCGGGATGGGTCAAAGAAAATCGATTAGTTGGTCCGAGACCAGAGTTTTTGGGAGTTGTAACGGGTCGGCTATTGGGTTCGATTAGTTCTTCGGGTGTTAAAGAGGAAGTCGGAGTTTTTGGCAGAGAATATATCGTTCAGATTGGAACGAATGTTAAATATGCTCCGAAACATGAATTCGGTTTGGGTGTGCGGAAGAGACCTTTCTTACAACCCGCTTTAGAGGATAGAGATAATCAAGTCTTTTTGATTGATACATTAACCAAGAACATCAACGAAGCGATTAAAACAGCATGATACCAGCCACTATATGGACAACCATTAAAGAATTGCTAGAGTGCGAAGAGGGGCTTGATTATA